TAATAGACAAGTAAGAACACAATTAGAAAAAGCAGCAGGAATTACAGGCGAATACTTCATTGACGATGTTGAAATAAAATGCTTAGTTGCTCCCGGAAGCAAAACAAAACAAACAAATGCAACAAACATATCATTTAATGTAATGGAACCTTATAGTATGGGGTTATTTTTACAAACCCTACATATTGCAGCAGCTCAAGCAGGTTATACAAACTACTTAGAATGTGTATATTTGTTACAAGTAGATTTTATTGGTTATGATGATAACGGACGATCATTTAAAGATTCTAACTCTAAAAGAATGTTTCCTTTAAAATTATCAAATGTAACTTTTGATGTTAGCGAAGGCGGAAGTAATTACGAAGTTACAGCAATTCCATATCACGAAATAGCGTTATCAGACGAGATACAACAAACACAAGTTGCAGTTGACATTAAAGGTACTACAATTGTAGACTTTTTACAAACAGGTCCTGAAAGCCTTGCTACAATATTAAACACTAGAGAACAAGAGCAAGTAAAAGCAGGAAACAAAAAAATTGCAGACGAATATGTTATTATGTTTCCTAATGAACTTACTAGTGCATCAGCCTCAGGCGCTGGCAAAACAGAAGATACAAACGGCGCAACTACTCAAAGTGAAACTAGTGAAGCAGGAGCAGTTAGCGAAGAAAAGAAACAAGAATTATTTGAACAATTATCAGGAATAGAAGGCGGAGAAGTACCTGCAGACTTTGATGCAGAAATTAGTAAAATTTTAGGCATAGTAGTTAAGCGTAGCCAAATTGGAGAATCAATTAGAGAGGCTGCTGAAAAAGAAGAAAACGTCAATATTATCGGTAAAAGCAAAGTTGCAAAAAATTATCTCGATGAAGGAAAACAAATGTTTGGCAAGCCTGCATTTACCGAAGATAAAGAAAAAGCTCCAGGTGTTTTTCAACGAGGAAATATTAAAATTAGTGACGAAGGTAGAAGAATTAACTTTGCCTCAGGAACAAAAATACAAACTATTATTGAAGAAGTATTATTGCTATCAGACTATGCAAGAAGGTTTGTAACAGAACAACCAGATACTAATGGTATGAAAACTTGGTTTAGAATAGAAACCGATTTGTTTTTAATTCCCGGAAATGATAATGTTGCACAAACAGGTGAAGGTGCAAAGGTATTTGTTTATAAAGTTGTGCCTTATAAAACACACGTTGCTAGAATTACATCACCTACGACAGCACCTCCCGGATATGTTAATTTAAGAAAACAAGCGGCTAGGCAGTATGACTATATGTACACCGGACAAAATGATGATATTATCAATTTTGACATTGATATTAATGTTGCATTTTTCCAAGCACTAAGTGGTGATATGGGGCAATTGGGAAAAACACAGAAAACACAAGGATCAAATAGTTTAACAGCGGCATTAGAAACCCCTGTACACGGTACAAGTGAAGGCGACAAAAAGAATTCATCTTCAGCAGGTATATCATCTGCAAAAAGTGTTCCTAAAACAAATACAGGCGAAAGTGGATCTGGAGTAGCCGGCCATCCAGAAAATCAGATAGCAAGATCGTTTAATGATGCTATTGTAAATAGTGAAGTAGACTTAGTAACTATTGAATTTGAAATTTGGGGAGACCCGTACTATATTGCTGATAGCGGTATGGGAAATTATGGTGCCAAAAATACTGGAGGAATCAACATTACATCAGACGGGACTATGGATTATCAATCAAGCGAAGTTGATATTATTGTAAACTTTAGAACTCCTGTTGATACAAGAGACGAAGGTTATATGAAATTTCCTGCAGGTGGCTCAAAAGCAGTTGGTGCATTTAGTGGATTATATCAAGTAACAGAAGTTACTAATACTTGGAGTGCTAATAAGTTTTCTCAAAAATTAAAAACTATTCGAAGAAGAAATCAACCTGAGGATACAGGAATTAAACCTCTTGATATTGCAATTGAATCAGTTATTGAAAAAGGCATTGATGCAATTATTTCTCCGTTAGCTAGTGCGCCAGTGGCAGCATTTAACGGATTGCAAGATGACATACAAGGTGCAGTAAATGAACTAAGTGCAGCACTTTCAGCTTCGCCAGTTGGCGGAGCATTGGCTAACGGTGTTGCAGCATTAGAGTCAGAAATAGGCAATATACAAAATTCACTTGGTGCGGCATTACAAGCACCGACTATCGCTGCACAACAAGTATCTAATGCGCTATCTAGTGCATTGAGTGTACCAGCAGTACCACCTTCAATTAGTCCACCTGTTACACCACCAAATCAAAGCGGGATTAACACATAATGGTAGGTAAAATTAATAAAAGTCAAGTAGAACGTACAACTAATGCAGGAACGAAAGAATCATTTCCTACACAACCTGTTGTAGCAATTGTCAGAAATCATTTAGACAGCACATATATGGGCAATTTAGAAGTTGAAATTTTAACTTCAAGTAATGCAGGACAATCTACAAACGCTCCGGGGCAATTATTACCAGTAAAATATCTTAGCCCATTTGCAGGAGTTACATCTCTTGAAGGGACTAGTAAAAATTCAGGCCATACTAACAGTCAACGTAGTTATGGGTTTTGGGCTGTACCACCAGATATTGGAGCAAAAGTTCTTGTAATTTTTGCAGAAGGTGGTGACGGTTATTGGATTGGTTGTATACCAGAAGATCATACTAATATAATGACACCTGATCCTTGGGTATCAACTACATTTAATGATAAAGACAAAGCTAAAAAACTACCTGTTGTTGAATATAATAAAAAAGTAGAAACTGGTAAAGGTAGAGACAGTACACAATTTATTAAACCAGCTAACCAAGATGTTATTGATGCATTAACTGCACAAGGATTAATTGAAGATGAAATTAGAGGAACAACTACTACTAGTGCAAGACGAGAAGTTCCAAGCGCAGTTTTAGGTCTTAGTAGTCCTGGACCACAAGATAAACGTCCTGGTGCACCAAGAGTAAATTATGGCGAAAATTTTGCACAAACTGCACAACCACAAAATAGGTTAGGCGGCAGTAGTTTAGTATTTGACGATGGAGATGCAACGTTAATACGTCAAACTTCAGCAAGTGAAGGCCCAGCAGTTTATGTAAATGTTGAAGGCGGTGACAAAGGCGGTGATCCTACTTTACCACATAATGAACTTGTACGATTGCGTACTAGAACCGGCCATCAAATACTTTTACATAATACAGAAGACTTAATTTACATTGCTAATGCTAAAGGGTCAACTTGGATAGAATTAACATCAAACGGTAAAATTGACATTTATGCACAAGACAGTGTTAGTGTACATACAGAAAATGATTTAAATCTTAAAGCAGATAGAGATATAAATTTAGAAGCAGGCAGAGATATACATCTTACAGCAGGAAATAGTATTTTTGGAACAGCAGCGGCTAACATAGAATTAACTTGTGTTGACGGAATTATTACAGCATCAGGTAGTGTTAACTTAGATACTCCTGACACAAACACAAAGAATATAGATGTAACAGGAAATGTAGTTGTTAGCTCGGGTGTAAATACTAGTACGTTATCATCAGGTAGTGTAAATGGTACAGGTGCTGGAGCTTCTTGGGGCGACATTGGCGGCTCGGATAACCAAATACTTGGATCACACTCAGCAGGAAGTGCAACTGCTCCTTCATCAGCAACAGCAGCTAATATTCCTAGTAGAATACCTCAACACGAGCCTTGGGCAGAACACGAAAATTTAGATCCAGGAGCATTTACTCCTGAAAAAACTGATGGCAAAGAAACAGAACCTCAAACACAGGGTACTAAGGTAGAAACTCCAGATACATTTAAGAAAAATACACAGCGTGATGTAAGGGCTGAGCCTACTGTTACGGCTGAAGAAACAACAACAACAGAAGCACCAGCAGATGCCGGTGTTACTCAAACAAAAGTAGATAAACCAGGTGCAATACCCAAAGGGGTAACAGACGCTGCAGGCAAAGTTGACAGTGCAATGAGTACAGCTTCGGTAGGCGGCTTAATTAATTCTGTAGTTGATGCAGGCAAAGCAATAACTTTTGGAGTAGGACAATCAATTGTTAACACTATTGATAGTATTGCCGGACCAGGTGCCTTAGCTAATATAGCAAAAGTAGGCGGAAGCGTAATATCTGATCTTACAAGTTCGGCTAGTTCTTTGCTAAAAACTAGAACTTTGTTAGCAAAAGGTAATTTGCCAATATCAGTACCAACTAGTAACAACACAGGAGCATTTAATAATAGTGTAGATCGTGCAACAGTTGCAGATGTTGGATCAGGAAAATATAAAGCAAATCAAACAGTGACAATGGGCGATGGCACAAAATTAAGAGTACAGGAAGTTGACGGAAAACGTAGCTTAGTTAATTTTAATGTACAATAAAAGTAGGGTAAATACAGTATGAGCACACAAGAAAAGAGTATATACAAACAAATTACAGTACCAAGTAACCAGTCTCAAGAGGTGGTTGCTGAATCGCGAGCATATAGAGGAATCAGTACTGTAAATCCTGACGCTGCTGAATGGGTACTGTATGATATTGAGCTCATTAAACAAGATATTATTAATAACTTTCATATTCGTCAAGGCGAAAAATTAAGTGATCCAGAATTTGGAACAATTATTTGGGATATTTTATTTGAACCGTTAACAGATCAATTACGTGATGCAATACTTAAAAATGTTGCAAGAGTTATAAACTTTGATCCTAGAGCAAATGTAGATGATATTACAGTATCTACATATGAAAGCGGAATACAAATTGAGTGTACATTAACTTATTTGCCTTATAATATTTCAGAGACGATGCAAATGAAATTTGACGAAAACGCAGGGTTTCTTTTATAGGATTAAGTGCGTACTTATTCAAAGGCAATAAATACATTATAACAAGGAAAGCATACGATGTCATCAACAGATAGACAAAATAGATTACTACTAGCAGAAGATTGGAAAAGAGTCTATCAGTCTTTTCGCAATGCTGATTTCAAGTCTTACGATTTCGATAATCTAAGACGTACAATGATCTCTTATTTGAGAGAAAATTATCCAGAAGATTTTAACGATTATATTGACTCGAGTGAATATCTTGCGTTAATTGATATGATTGCGTTTTTAGGTCAAAACATTGCTTTCCGTATTGACTTAAATGCTAGAGAAAACTTTTTAGAATTAGCTGAACGTAGAGAATCAGTTCTCCGTTTAGCACGTTTACTTTCTTACAATCCAAAACGTAATCAAGCAGCTAATGGATTATTAAAAATTGAAGCAGTAAGTACTACAGAAGATCTTATTGATTCAAATGGTACAAATTTAGAAGGACAAACAATTCAGTGGAACGACACTGCTAATCCTGATTGGTATGAACAGTTTATCCGTGTAGTAAATGCTTCGTTGCCCGTAAACGGCACATATGGAAGACCTGTTAAAAAACAACTTATTGCAGGTGTTCCTACAGAACAGTATAGAATGAATAGTACTAATACTGAAGTACCAGTTTATAGTTTTTCTAAAACAGTTGACGGTAAATCAGTATCATTTGAAGTAGTTTCAACAGACTTTACTGATGCAAATATTGAAGAAGAAGCACCGTTCCCTGGCAACAATTTTGCGTTTTTGTATAGAGATGACGGCCGCGGCGTTGCTAGTTCAAACTCAGGCTTCTTTTGCCACTTTAGACAAGGTACAATGGATCAAGGACAGTTTAACGTAACTAATCCATCAACTAGTCAAGTAGTTGGTATTGATGCACGTAATGTTAACCAGTCAGATGTATGGCTTTATAAATTAGATAGTTTAGGTAACGAACAAGAATTGTGGACTAAGGTTGAAGCAGTTGAAGGCAACAATGTTATCTATAACAGTTTAAACAAAGGCATACGTAATATCTACTCTGTGCTAACACGTATTGAAGATAGAATTAGTTTAATCTTTAGTGACGGAACTTTTGGTAATTTACCACAAGGCAATTTCCGCACATATTATAGAACAAGTAAAAATCAGCGTTTAGTTATTTCGCCTGACAATTTGAGAGGAATTGCAGTACGTATTCCTTATGTATCAAGACAAGGCAAAGCAGAAACACTTACAATTACACTTGAACTAAAATCAACAATTGATAATGCAACAGTTTCTGAAAGCAATGCAAGTATTAAGAAAAATGCACCAGCAACATATTATACACAAAATAGAATGGTTACTGGTGAAGACTATCAGTTAGGACCGTTAACTGTAAGTCAAGATATTGTAAAAGCAAAAAGTGTTAATAGAACGTCAAGCGGAATTAGTAGATATTTTGATTTAGTTGATGCAACTGGAAAATATTCAACTACGAATTTATTTGGTACAGACGGCGCAATATACAAAAATAACTTAACACTAAAATCAAGTTTTAATTTTGAAACACTTACTGATATTGAAGGTCAAATATCTAACACAATTGAACCTATTTTATCAAGTATAAAAGTACGTAATTATTACTATGATAATTTTCCAAAGTTACTAGTTGAAGATCTAGGAGCAACGTGGACTGAATTATCTTCTGAAACAAATAACTTTACTGGTAGATTAACAAACTCAGCAGGAGTGTTAATTAAAGTAGGCACATTTACAAGCTCTAATATGAAGTTTGTAAAATCAAACTCACTACTTAAATTTGTACCACCAGAAGGTTTCCATTTTTTAAACGGAAAGTTAGAATCAGGCTTGCCTGACTTTAGAGGCGGCACAACATACAAGTGGGTTAAAGTTGTTAGTGTAGACAGAGACGGAACACAAATAAAACTAGACAGTACTGGTCCAATTGTGTTTAACGATCAAATACCGAGCAATTCTAAATTAATTGAAATTAGAACAGCAATTCCTTCGTCATTGACAGATGATGTTAAGGCGCAAATTACTGCACAAATATTTTCTTATAGAACATTCGGATTAAGATTTTCAAGAACAGACGGTGAGTGGAGACTTATTACTGAAAATAACCTAGCAGCAAATAGTAATTTTAGTACTGGTAAAACAGGCGATACTACAAACTCACAACTTGATGCTAGTTGGTTATTAAAATTTAATACAGACGGTGATACATATACTATTACCCATCGTGCAATGCGTTATATATTTGAAAGCGATCAAGACATTAGATTCTACTATGATAGTTCAGATAAAATTTATAACAACAAAACAGGTAAAATTGTTAAAGATAAAATTAACGTTTTAAATATTAATACTAAACCTGATTCTTTATATCCATTTAATTTAGATTACTTCTGGGAAATTGTAGAAGAATACAGAGATGCAGAAGGATATGTTGATAGTAAAAAAATTGAAATTAGCTTTTTCGACGATGATGATGACGGAGTAGTTGATAACCCTGAAATTTTTGATGACATTGTAAACGAAGAAGTTAATCCTAATAGTAAGATTGTATTCTTAAAGAAAAACACATCTACAGATGGTGTTGAAGATTTTGTTTATACGTCAAAAGAAGCAATTAATGTGTTAGTTATTGCTCAAAAATCAGGAGTAGGTGCATTAAGTGCTTATGATGATGGTCAACTATTTTATTTTGTAGAAGAAGATATTTTTGAGACATTTAATTTAACTACAGCAACATTAACTATTACAACTGACTACAAAGCAAGAGTAGGTAGAGACACGCTCAAGTTCCAATATATACACGCCGCAGATCAGAACAGCAGAATTGATCCTAGTGCAAGTAATATCATTGATACATATATGTTAACCAAAGGTTATGACACCTTATTTAGAAAATGGTTAGACGGAGATTTAGACTCTAAACCGTTACCTCCTAGCAATGACGAATTGTATATTAGCTATGCTACCAATCTTAATAAAATTAAGTCACTTAGTGATGAAATTATCTATCATCCAGTTAAGTATAAGATACTATTTGGTAATAAGGCTAAAGAAGATTTGCAATCAACATTTAAAATTGTTAAGAACCCAGATTTAGTTCTTAACGATAATGAAATAAAATCAAAAGTTATTAGTGCAATAAACAAGTTTTTTGCTCTTGACAATTGGGACTTTGGCGATAGATTTTACTTCTCAGAATTATCAAGTTATGTAATGAGTCAATTATCGCCTAACTTAGTTACTTTTATAATTGTTCCTGTCCAACTAAATCAGTCATATGGATCGTTACAAGAAATAAAATCAGAAAGTGACGAAATATTTATTAGTGGTGCAACAGTTGAAAATATTGAAATTATTGATGCAATCACAGCTGGCAGATTAAGATCTTCCGGAGCAGTAGTTACCAGTATCACTTCGTCTACATCAGGTATACAAAGTAACACAGATACTAATAATACATCTAGCGGAGGTTTAAGCTACTAATATGGCATATAATGATGACCAAAACCCAACACAATTGCCTGCGGGCGGCCCAGAAAAAAGGCGCTCTTCAGATCACTTACCTCGGTATTTTAGAACACAAGTAAACAATAAGTTTTTATCAAGTACAATTGACCAACTTATGCAACCAGGAACGGCTGAAAAGTTGTCTGGGTATTTTGGACAAAAAGAAGCTAAAGGTAGATTACTAAATGACTTCTACATAAATGATGTTAGTAAAAGTAGAGAAGATTATCAATTTGAACCGGCAATTATAAACAAAGACAGTTTAAATAATATTAACTTTTATGCTGATTACAACGATGTAATTAATCAACTTAATACTTTAGGATCAAGTGTTAAAGATCACAGTTTATTAAACCGACAAGAATACTATTCTTGGGCGCCTAATATTGATTGGGATAAATTTGTAAATTTTAGAGAATACTTTTGGCTACCTAGTGGACCTCAAGTTGTGCAAATTGCAGGCGAAAAAGACAACGTTGTAAAAACTATAAAAGTTACTACAGTCGACAATGGTGAAAATTATGGTTATGTTTTCACTCCAGACGGTCAAACACAAAATCCTGTTTTAACATTATTTAGAGGTGTAACTTATATCTTTGATATTGATGCTGTAGGAAATCCATTATCTTTTAGAACTAGAAAAGAAACTGCAGGCAAGTATACTCCTAATGTAAGCTATACTATTAATGAGCAAGTTCTTTATAACGGATCAGTATATCTTTGCACAAATGATCATTATGGCGAGACTGATATTAATCTTGATTATTGGAAATTAGATACTACATTTAATTTAACAACGTCAGTTAGTCAAAACGGTATTGAAAAAGGAACTATTGAGGTTACTTTAGATCAATCATCTCCTGATATAATTTTTTATATGTCAGAAAATGACTTATTTGCTAGTGGCACTATTAATGTACTTGAGTTAGAAGAAGCAACTTCGATAGATGTGGAAGCTGCTATTTTAGGGAATAAAACATATACTTCAGAATTAGGCATTGCACTTTCAAATGGAATGAAATTAGAATTTGTTGGTAATGTAACTCCGGCCAAGTATGGCGAAGGATTTTGGTATGTGGAAGGTGTAGGCGAAAGTATTACACTTAGGTCAGAGGTTGAACTTAATGTTCCTAGTTCTTATACTAGTGATTTGAGTGTAGATTTTGACACAACTGGTTTTGATGCATTGCCTTTCTCTGAAGCAATTGGTTATCCTGCAAATAAAGATTATATTACAATTAATAGAGCAAGTATTGACGGAAACTTATGGTCCAAATATAATAGATGGTTCCATAAAGATGTAATTGAAAAAAGTGCAGCAATAAACAATCAAATTGTTAACTTAGATCAAACATCAAGAGCAACAAGACCTATTATTGAATTTGAAGCAAACTTAAAACTATTTAATTACGGTACAGTTATTAAAGATAGTATTGACTTGGTTGACAACTTTACTACAGATATTTTTAGCACAATTGAAGGATCTCAAGGTTATAATATTGATGACGTTGATCTTACAAATGGTATGAGAGTACTGTTTACAGCTGACACTGATCCGTTAGTTGTAGGAAAAATTTATGAAGTACAATTTATTACATTTAATAACGTAAGACAAATAACACTAAAAGAAACTACAGATACTGCACCATTAGTAAACGAAGTTGTATTGTGTAAGCAAGGTACTACCTTTAAAGGTAATATGCTTTGGTATAACGGCACAATTTGGAAGAAAACACAGCAAAAAACAGAACTAAACCAACAACCTTTATTTGATGTTTATAGCAACACTGGCTATAGCTATTCTAATACAGCATATTATGAATCGTCAACATTTGCTGGAACACAATTATTTACATACAAGCAAGGCACAGGAAAAACTGATACTGAATTAGGCTTTGCATTATCATATAGAAGTATTCAAAACGTAGGCGACATTGTTTTTGAATCTAACTTTTTACAAGATAAAGTTTCTTATGTAATGCCTGATGATACATTAGTTGAAGAAAATATTAACAAAGGATATTTAAGAAAATATTCTGGTAGAGATTCTTGGGAACTTTTAAATGGTTGGGCAAAAGCAGATGAACTAAGTAGTCAGCCAGTGATACAGCAGTATATAAATGATAATACAAGAACATTTTTTACTGTTGATGCATACGAAAGAAGTGCAACACTAGATGATCTTTGGGTAAGAGTTTTTGTTAATAATGATTTAAAATTTAAAGATAAAGATTATTCATTAGGGCAAGATGCAAATGAAAATGTAACCGTTACATTTATTAATCAATTAACCATCGGCGATAAAATACTTTTAAAAACTAAATCATCGGCAATAAAGACCGAAGCGGGCAAATATCAAATTGCTAGTAATTTAGAAAGAAACCCCTTAAATGCTAACGTCAACGAATTTACTCTTGGTGAAATAAACGACCACGTAGGTACTATTGTTGAAGAAATTGGAACATTTGACGGTATATTTCCTGGTGTAAGTAATTTAAGAGATTTAGGAAGCATATCAAAATACGGTAAAAGAATTGTAAAACATTCATCGCCGTTTAACTTGTCTGCATACCATCTTGTAAACAAAGATGCTAATGTTATTAAAGCACTTAAATTTGCTCGTCGAGAATACAGCAAATTCAAGCGTTCGTTTATACAAGTTGCTACTAGTTTAGGATTTAGCGGTCCAGTAAAAGATCACGTTGATTTAATCTTAAAAGAAATTACAAAAGACAAAACTAATTTAATGCCGTTTTACTTTAGTGATATGGTACCTTTTACAGGATCAACAAGATCTACAACTGAAGTGTTTGATTCTGAAAATAACTTTTTTGCATTGAATACTAAATTTAATCTAACTACGTTATCAGATATTGCTGTACAAGTTTATTTAAACGGTGTACAATTATTACATAATAGAGATTATACATTTAATGAACAGGGATTTGTAATTATCACTGCTGAAAAAGTGCAAGGTGATATTATTGACATTTTTGAATATCAAACTACTAATGGTAGTTATATTCCACAAACACCAACAAAGTTAGGATTGTTTCCAAAATACGAACCAGCACTTTTGCAGGATGATACGTATCTTGAAACACAACAAGTTATTCAAGGACACGATGGTAGTATTACCATTGCATATGGTGACTACAGAGATGACTTGTTACTAGAACTAGAAAAAAGAATATACAATAACTTAAAAGTAGAATATGATCCTGCGTTGTTTAATATCCACGATTATATTCCGGGACACAGTAGAAAAACTGATTTAACACACTCTCAAATTAACGATAGTATGATTAGTGACTTTATTCAATGGTCGCAATTAGTAGATAATGACTATACATTAAATACTGGATTTGAAAGAGAAAATTCGTTTACGTTTAATCATACTGGTATGGTAGACGTTGACGAACAGCCAGTTAATGGCTATTGGAGATCAGTTTACAAGTACGCATACGATACTGATCGTCCTCATACACATCCTTGGGAAATGCTCGGCTTTACTATTAAGCCTTTATGGTGGGATACAGAATACGGCGAAGCACCGTATACAAGTAATAACTTGTTGATGTGGGAAGATATTCAAGAGGGAATTATTAGAACTCCAGGAACCTCAGGAGTTAAGTTACCTAAATATGCACGAAAGTTTATTACAACTCATATTCCAGTAGATGAAAGCGGAAATTTAATTAGTCCAATTTTAAGTAGTTTTATTAAAAGTTATAATACAACAGATTTAAATGCTAGATATGAATTTGGAGATCACAGCCCTGTAGAAACAGCGTGGAGAAAAAGTGCAGAATATCCTTTTGCATTAATTACTTCTTTGGTATTAAACCAACCATCAAGAACATTTGCTACAATCTTTGACAGAGCAAGACAAATAAGAGGCACAGCAACTCAAATTAATTATAAAGTTAATAACACTGTAATTGCATTGTCTAATATTGACTTTCCTAATAGTATTAAAGAAGCAACTAGAGTTTACACTTCAGGATTAATTAACTATATTGTTGACTATCTTGCTGCAAATGTTAGTACACCGTATGACACATATAAAACAGAATTAGTAACCATTAACAATCAAATTGGTTTTAAAATAGGCGGTTATACTACAAAGGATAAATTTAAACTAATATTAGATAGTAGAACACCTACTAATCAAGGAAACGTATTTGTTCCTGAAGAAAATTATACTATTAGTTTAAATAAAAGTGCTCCAATTAAAAATATTACTTATAGTGGAGTTATTATTGAAAAGCAAAGTAATGGATTTATTGTAAAAGGGTATGATAGAGAAACTCCATACTTTAATCAATATCCAGCAATTGCTTTACAAAATGATCCATTAATAAGAATTGGTGGTATTAGTGCTAGTTTTGTAGAATGGACCCCTAGTAAAACATACGTAGACGGCGCAATAGTTGAGCATCAAAATGTATACTATCGTTGTACTGAACAACACGTAAGTAGTACTGATTTTGATATTTCTAAATTTGCTAAACTTCCTGAAGTTCCTGTAGAAGGTGGACGTGAAGCGTATTTTAGAAAATCATTTAAAAATAATATTGAACGTGTTTCTTATGGAACAACATATAAAACAATACAAGAAGTTGTTGACTTTCTTTTAGGTTATGCATATTACTTAGAGTCCGAAGGCTTTTGTTTTGATTACTATTCAGCAGATAACGAGTTTGTATCTAATTGGCAAACCAGTGCAAAAGAGTTTATGTTCTGGAGTACACAAAACTGGGGTGCAGGCGCAGTTATTACACTAAGTCCAGGTGCATTCCAACTTAAATTTAAAAGTGAATACGCAGTAGTTGATGATATATACGACACATTTTATGGATACAGTTTATTAAAAGCAGATGGCAAAAAGTTACAATCCCAGTTTGTTAGTTTAACTAGAGAAAATGCAAAAGAGTTTGTTGTTAAGCCAAAAGCAACAGAAGATGGTATTTTTGCTGTAAGATTATCTTTAGTACAAAAAGAGCATATTGTAGTTATTGATAATAAAACTGTATTTGGCGATATTATTTACGATTTAGAACCAGGTTATAGGCAAGAAAGAATTAAAGTATTAGGATATAGAACAACAGACTGGGACGGAAGTTTAAATATTCCAGGATTTGTTTTTGACAATGCAACAGTAACTGAATGGAAAAGTTGGAAAGACTATGCAATCTCTGATATTGTAAAGTATAAAGAATTCTACTACAGTGCTAATAACAAAATTCCAGGTACTGAAAACTTTATCGATAGTAACTGGACCAGGTTAAGCGAAAAACCGTCAATGGACTTAAAACCAAACTGGGAATATAAAACAAATCAGTTTGCTGATTTTTATGACCTAGACACAGATAACTTTGACCTAGAACAACAAAAATTTGCACAGCATTTAATTGGCTACCAAAACAGAGACTATCTTGCTAACATTATTAATGATGATGTAAGTCAGTACAAATTTTATCAAGGAATGATACAAGATAAGGGCACAAATAATGCACTTACTAAATTGTTTGATGTATTGAGTAGTGATAACAAAGACAGTTTAGAGTTTTACGAAGAATGGGCAATTAAGCAAGGACAGTACGGAGCATCAGAAGGATTCGAAGAAGTTGAATTTATTCTAGATGAAGACCAATTTAAATTACAACCGCAAAGTGTTGAATTAGTAAATTCGACTACTGGTAGTGAAACAGATCTTATATACAGAATTAAACCGTTTGAAGTATATCTTCGCCCTAACGATTACAATCATAAACCGTTCCCTACAACATATGTTAAGGACACGTACACAAAAAATAGTGGATACGTTAACAACGAAGACGTTCAATTTGTTATTGACGATTACGAATCTATTGCTAATATTGAATATAATGATGTTAGAAATAAAGATATGTTTTGGGTAGGTAACGTTGGGCTATCTTGGAATGTATATACACTGCTAAGATTAGATCTTGAGCTAGAAGAAGTTGCAGTTGACGGTGATACAAGAACACTAAAATTTGCAACTAATATCAGTACATTAAATGTAGATGACTATATTGGTATTGAATATGTATCAGAAGATGGCGTTAACATAGGAAAGTTTGTAAAAGTTACAAAGATTCTTAATAATATAGTTACAATTGACGATTTAGAATTGTCGGCATCTGAAACTGTTACTAATACAATTATGACACACTTTGTAAGTGTACGAGTCGGAACATATGACGAGGCAAGTAAGTTAGTACAAACTTATAAACAAGGAATTACTAGAGTATGGGTTGACGAAGACAGCAATAACCAATGGAAAGTTATTGAAAATACTCCTGGATATAAAAATCATCAAGTAATTGCTAACTCTCAAGCAGGCACAGATCACACTTATGGATATTCACTTGCTGCTAACAATAATAATACATTGTTATGTGTAGGTGCACCTGATAACAATAACGGAAAAGTTTTTGTTTATGTAAGAGCTGGCAATGCAGGATCATATCAACTGAATCAGATTATTGAACCGGATTCAGGACTTGCAGATGATAACGAAAAGTTTGGTTATAGTATCGATGTTGATGAAACAGGAAGATACTTAGTAGTAGGCTCACCAGAAGCGTCTAATGTAAGAAGTGACTTTAACGGTGAATGGGTTACTACAACAAATTATAATCCAAGTGACATTGTAAGATATAAAGATAATTTATGGTCTGCTAATAAAGAAATTGATGGCGCAACAAACGCTATTCAATTTGGTAGTTTTGAATCTGTAGCACAAATTATGGTTGCTCTTTTACAAACAGAACAAGACGATAATCCAAGACCAACTATTTTAACTGGTGATTATCCATTTAATAGTGAAGAAATAGATGCAGCATTTAATACAGATCACTGGATTGTTAAAGCACCAAGAGATATGTATGACGGGTCAGGAATTGGCGATACTGTTAAACTTCGTTGGAATGATCTAACTTATGCAAATCAAGGCACAGCAACAATTAATAGTGTTGCACCATTTGGCGGTGATAATCCGTTAATTGACGAAGCATACATAACTGGCGATCATACTATTGTTGAAAAGATTGACAGTATTTTATATGTAGAAAACTCTACTACTATTCCTCTTGTAGGGCAAATTATTGAATCAATTAACGGATTTGCTGAAGTTTCATACACGTTTAATGTTGGTGCAAAAGTTACAATTTATGTTAAAAATCAAAACGGTACTTTTGGTACAGTAGGATCAATTACTACTAGCATTGGTGAATTTGTAGGCGAATATATAACAGCTGGACCTGATGACACCGCAGTAGACGCTGACGAAAGTTGGGGTGGATATTGGAGATTTAATACTCCATCTTCATATCTTGTTGCAAATACTACTAATTCAGACTTAGGTAGAGGATTAGTATATGTCGACGTAACACCAATTGGTGAAACAAATGAGAATAGATTTTATTATAATCAACTTGACTATGCAACAAATAATGTAAACAGTGCAGACACTGATCATAATCAACTTATAACATTAAGTTTTGAAGGATCTCCGGGTCCGGAAGAAGTTGTCGGATCATTTGAATCAGGTCTATATGTTTTCAAAGCACCGTTAGCACTAACAGATCAGTTAGAGACTGAATTAGTTTCTCAAGGTGACCCAGGAAATCCTGCATTGGATATATTCTATAATCCAATGCCTTCGTTCTTAACAGGCGAACTTGGCAACAGAGATGTTGCAACTATTGGCCTTGATGTTAACGATGTTAATAAAAAGCATACAGTTTATGATGTTTGGGACGGTTGGATTGATTTTAGAATTACTAAAAACTTAGGCGGTAATCCTGTTGATCCAAAAGTTGGATTAACTGTTAGAGATGTAACAAATTTAGGAACTGCTGAAGTTGTATTCTATCAAAGATACGATACAGTTAATGCTAGAATATATGTTAAAAACGTTACAGGTACGTGGGCAGTAGGCAATCTGTTTAATGAAAATAGAGAAATAGAATTTTTAGCAGACGGTAGCGGAGATCCGTTGTACGATCCCGGAGCAGGTTTTAGAATATTTGGACAAATTGAGCAAAGAAGTTTTCCATCAGTAGCAGACGGTATTGGAAAGTTTGTTGTAATTAACAATGGACCAAATATCCAAATTCAAGATATTGATGACGATGTTGCTACTAGAGAAGATACAATTAGTAATGGCGAATATTGGTTCTTTAGAGAAGAAACAGTAAACGGTATTGCAAGATTACCAAACATACCAACTATAACTAATAATGATTGGGATATTATTTACAATGTTCCTGCATCAACAGGCGGAACAACTCCAGTAGCCGCAGGAAATGCTGCAACTGCTAATGAAGGTATGTACTCGATATATGAAAGACGGGGCATTGGATCTTTTGTTAAAGTAAATTCATTTATTGTTCCTGATAGAAAAGAAAATCAATATCTTGGAACTAAGATTAAGGTTACACAAAATGGTAGTACTAATAAACTGTTTGTAGAATCTAAAGGAGACAATACACTTACAAATCCAGGAAGAATTTACATATATAAAAATGGTAATTTTGACGGTGTAAACTTTGGCTGGGATTCTTCTAGAAATAAATCATATACAGGTGTTTATGATACATCAACAGTATACTTTACAGATGAATTAGTTTATAATAACGGAGAACTATACAGAGCTGCCACTACCACAGGCCCCGGAGCGTTTGATAATTCAGACTGGACAGTACTTGCTGATAACGAGATAGTAGATTACTTAGGATATCTTCCAAATAAAACTGGTAATATCGTAGGAGAGAATGAAATAATAGATGCAGTTCAATTAACAAAGTTTGCAAAAGCATTTGACGTTGACGGCACAGGCGAAGTTATTGTTGTTACTACAGAATATTCTTTAGAAAAACCAAATACTATTGAAGTTTATAGAAACATTAACGGGTCATTCTATAAAGCACAATCAATAGAAGCACCAAATAAAGACACAAACTTTGGTACAAATATTGCAATTAGTAACGATGGCGGATTGATTGCTGTTGGAGCACCTTATGATGATACCGAAAGTCTTGATCAAGGTAAAGTTTATGTTTACAAAAAACAAGCTGGAGCATTTGCTTTATCACAAACATTGTTTAGTCCGTCAAAAGAAAAAACAGAGTTATTTGGTTGGACTGTAGACTTTGATGGTTCAAAATTAATTATTGGATCTAGAAATAGTGATAGTTCTATAACAACTACATTTGACGGTAGTGGAGTAGGTAATACTACACCAGTAACAACATTTGATAATAAATTAACTACGTTCAAAGCATTTGCGGCAGATACTGGTAATGTTAGAGTTTATGAAAGATTAGAAGATAATCTTATCTATGCTGAAACATTAGAATTTGATAGAGACAATGTTATCTACTTTGGTACTAATGTGTTGCTTAAAAACAACCACGTATATGTTGGGCTTCCAGAATACAACACTTCTGACAGAGAAGGTGTAGTAGTTGATTATAGAATTCAAGATAATACTAATGTTTGGTCAATACTACGTGCTGCTAAAAATACTGTTGACGTAAGTAAAATTAAACGTGCAATGTTATATGATAAAAGCACTAATAAGATTATTGAATATATTGATTACATTGATCCGTTACAAGGAAAAATTGCTGGCCCTGCAGAACAAGAACTAACATATAAAACTTACTACGATCCAGCAACTTATACAACTGGTACACTGCCTAACACTGACCCAACTAATAGTTGGTCAGGTACACAAGAAGGTCAGCTATGGTGGGATTTATCAAATGCTAAATTTAAAAATCCTTATCAACTTGATGTTATCTTTAGTGCTACTAATTGGAATAGCTTATTTTCTAATAGTAATTCAATCGATGTTTATGAATGGGTAAGAAGTAAATTGTTGCCAAGTGAATGGGATTCATTAAGTGGAACAGCTGAAGGAATCTCACAAGGTATTACCGGAACTACAAAATCTGGTGATAATGCTTATGTTGTTAAACGTCAATATAATAAAGCAATTGGAGTATTTACAAATTACTATTATTACTGGGTTAAAGACAAATCAACAATTCCGGGTGTAGAAGGAAGAGCATTATCTAGTAAAGATGTAGCTAGTTTAATAAAAGATCCATCTAATCAACAATATAGATTTATTAGTTTAATTGGCAATGATCAGTTTGCTGTACATAATTGTGAAAATCTTCTTAGAGACCAAGATATTGTATTAAGTATACAGTATTGGACCATTGAAAATCAAAACATTAATATTCATAATCAGTATCAAATTGTAACTGAAGGACTAGAATCTAGTGTTCCTAATAGAGACATACAACGTAAGTGGTTTGATAGTCTAGTAGGGTATGACGAACAAGACAGACAAGTACCTGCTCCAGAGTTAAGTGATAAAGAAAAGTACGGTATTTTAAACAGACCTAGACAAGGCTGGTTTGTTAATAGAGAAGAAGCGTTAAAACAAGTAATTACTCGTGTTAATAGTGTATTAGCAGAGAACTTAGTTGCAGACGACAAAGACATTACATCATTAACTGATGCACAACCGTTTCCAAGTAAACAAAGCAACCGCTGGGATAGAAGCGTTGATACATTTACAGAATTACAATTTGTAGGTGTTGCTAAAGCTGAACAAGCAAAAGTTACTCCAGTAATTGAAGATGGTCAAATTGTAAGAATTAATATTACTAATCCTGGTAGAGGCTATGTACAAGCACCTACAATTAAAATCTTAGGTATTGGCGGCGCAGGTGCTGAGTTAGAATCAGTAATTGATGGTCAAGGACGAGTTACTGAAATAAAAATTAATAGCAGTGGAACTAACTATCCTGAATCAACATTATTAACTATTCGAAGATACACAGTTCTAGTTGAGAGTGATCAGTCACTTCAAGGCAAATGGGCATTATACGAAAGAGATACTATATCAAAAGAATGGATACTAGTTGAAAGTCAGTCATATGATGTAAACAAATACTGGTGCTACTTAGACTGGTATGCTGCTGGATTTAGTTCATTTACTAATATTGATTTTATTATTGACTTCTCGTACAACCTAACAACTATAAATGATAAAATTGGCGATATTATTAAGATTCAAAATGTTGGCTCTGGCGGTTGGTTATTACTTAGAAAAATTGATTCACAAGACGTAGTTGATTATTCTATTAACTATACA